GCGTCGAGGATGCGCGATACCGCCCAACACATCATGGCGTTTGTGAATGAGCATCCCATCATATCAGCCATCATAGGAGCTACCAGCATTCTCCTAGGATCGGTTGCGCTTTGGCACTTCTTGGGAGAAGAGCAAAAAGCGCATTCACAATCGTTGAACGACAAAGCGGTCAAAGCCGTTGTTCGGCGTTCGACCCCTCAGTCTGAGGAAACGGCTAAACGAACCACAGTAGTTAAGTCGGTTCCCCATTCTGAGGAGGCGCGCGTCAAACCGGCCGTTGTACGAGCAAAACCCCAATCGGAGCAAAACAATAAGACGGCAGCATTGGTGAAACGACACTCTGTCATGGATAAGCAGACACCCACTATAGTCAAGAAGGTAGAATCACACTCAGTGAATGGATTTCAAGGGATTCAAACATGGTCCCCGCAGTTATCGCACATGTTTCAGAAAGTTGAGGACGCCATCGGTTATGTCCAATCCGCTAGCGGAGCGACAGTTTGTGGAATACCAATCAGAGACAATTTAATATTGTCAGTCGCTCACGTAGTGATGGATATGCAAGAATCTTTCACGTTCCACACTTCTCGCAGGGATGGGAAGGATCCGCGAGCTTGGAACATGGTCCCTTTCCAGATCTCTCGATCTCGGGAATTGGCCCTGTTCAAGGTCACTGATCACAAATATCCTCCCGCGAAGGACATCACTAAGTACTTCGTGAAAGAGTCAGACTTAGGAACGATCGGACAGACAGTCATGCAATTTTGTGACTCTCAATACAACACTTTGGTGGGTGGCTATGCCGTGTTACGGCTACGGACACAAAATGGAGAGTATATGGACCCCCGAGCTCCGGCCGGGTTCAACCCCACACAGTGTATCTTCACCATTGACTACGCCACCGTGGATCCGCAATTTCCTCTCCCCAAGAAAGGAACATGCGGATCCCCTCTATATAGGACTGACGGAATTTCGGAATCGAGAGTTCTCTGTGGTATCCATATTGGGTATTCTCACTTACAGCTCAAGGGATTGGTGTCCCTTGTTACCCAAGAAGATATTGCTGCTCTATCGTCTGCACAGTCTTTCGAAGATGTCACCCCCTATTCATGTGACATTTCATTTGGTGGCGTCGACTTTGTGATGCACCAGGAATATGAAAACATGATAGGGGATGTCATCGTAGAGGACTTCGATCTCGAAATTGACGAAACGGATAGGACACATCCCGTAGGATTTTCTCAATCGAGCTACGTACCCGCCGAGAAGGGAAAGACCACAGCACATCGTACTCCCATCTCTCAATATTTAAAGACACCGAATCTCAAATCTCCCGCGCATTTCTCTTCACGCGGACTGACAGAAGAAGCCAAGAGGAGTCTCCGAAAGTGCGGGGTTCATCCCAGCATTGGAGCTACCCAACTATCAAAGATTGAAGGACCGGAGGTGGCAGTGTCGAAGCCCATCTTTGCTCAACTTGTTGCCAATATGACGGCGCTTCTTTTGAATCTTCCTCACATTGACGATTTTCGACCACTTAATATGTTCGAAACCATCAATGGGACGAAGCACCTCAGGAAGCCCTGGGCTAGCAACCTCGATAGGATTAAAATGGACAAATCTCCCGGAGCCCCTTACACCAAGATTTTCAAATGTCGGACCAAAGGGGACATGTTTGTACAGCCTGGTGGTGAAGGTACCCCGTACCAGATAGCTCTCAATAGAGCTGGTTGTTTCCTTCGGGAACAAATGCAACTCATTGAGAATGCCTGGCTTACGGGGCAGCGACCTTTCCGGGTTATCGAAGGACACCTAAAGGCGGAGACATTGCCACATGAGAAGGCAAATTCTGGAGGCACCCGGATGTTTCTACTGGAACCCGTTGACATGTTCATGGTCCAAAAGAAATATCTTGGTATTCTCCAGGCTTTGCATCAACACTCTCGAGTGTTTAATTCTCATCATACTATTGGTCTCAACCCATACCTCGAACTCCCAGAGATGATGAAGTTTTACCGTGGAAAGGGTAAAGTAGGAACCGACGCCGATTACAAGCGATACGACAAATTGATGCCGGGTTTTGCCTGGGATGTGGTTAGGGACGCTATAATTAATGTGGCACTGCATCTGAAGCATACAAACCCGGATGGCCCGTGGAAGACTTTTACAGACGAACACATCAAGGCCTCTTACTTCGGGCTTTTTAGAGATCTGAAAGAACACATGTACTTATACGCAGGAAACTATCTTTGGACAAAAGGGGACATGCCTTCTGGCACGTTTCCCACGAATCTCGGTGATTCCTGGCTTAATGATGTTATGACCATGTATCAAGTTTTCAGATGTATTGATTATACTTCTGACGCTCGATCTCTCTTACGTTTGAAGGACGGGGAATATCCATCATATCAAGTCATTGTTGATTCCATCATGTGGTGGAATACCAATGGCGATGATGAGATGGACGTTCTCCTTCCTATAGGCGAAAACATCATTACGTTTGAAAAACGACAACAAGCTGCCTCAGAAGTAGGCATGGTTATGACTCCCGCGTCCAAAGGGGATGTCATAAGATCAGTCGTTCCTTTAGAGGAACTTCAGTTTAATGGTCGAATTTTTGTACCCACACCATCAGGATATCGCGTTCCGCTTCGCGAGAGCTCGATGTCGGGCATGCTCCATTGGACGGAGCAAACGGGCCTAGCGCAGTTTGAAGCACAAATGCTGAGCTTCTACTACGAATTGACCCAATACTCGGACGATGAAGTCCAAGCGTTCTTGGCCGATATACGGCAAGCCTGTAATAGGGCTAATATCCCACACCATCATAGAACGCTGGAAGATATCAGGCGCCTGGAGGCCCAAATTAGGAGTGACGAATGTAGCATCGTCTGGCTGGGTGATGAAAATGAAATAATGACCAGATATACTGAATCACAATCATTTGAAAGTGTGCCATCCGTCGAAAATCGTACGGATTCACATGCGGACCAGTGTGAGGAGGAGGCTCCAACCACTTTAAAAGACCAACGGAAACATAACGATCGATACACGTCTACTTCAACTGAAGGGCGTGAGGATTCTACCTCTATCCGACTCTTACCGGGGAAGGGTATTGATGGTCCTAGGCTAGGCGTATCCACCAAAGGGCTCGAGGAAGTCTCGCCCAAAGGCAAATTGGCAGTCCAAGGCGGCTGTGGAGCGTTGATGCTGAGTCGCGGAGAAATACCGTGCAGCGTATCAAACATGACATCCAACAACAACAACAACAAACAACAAACTCACTTCGACTACGAGACACTGGAAGATTGGCTAAGGGATTGGTCCGATTGGAAAATCAAATTCCTTTCGGATCCGGATTTTAAGAACATCTTTGAGCTCTTGAAACAAGAGGAATTTTATACAGTTCCAAGAGTTTACCAGCCCAGACGGGCTAAAGTCCGATGCTATTGCGGCTACGAAACCTCGCTGCAAGGATTGCAAGGACACATCCGCAACGAACACGGCGGAATAACTAAATGTAAAGCACTCGACTCGAGGATTTGGGCGAAGTGGTCATGCATACAATGTGGTGCAACACCCGTGGGCATTGAAGGCCTACTGATTCACGTTGTCAACTCGCACGGCCATGACGTCAATGCCACGCTGATCGAGGCAGAGAAGCAGGTAGATCCCCCTAAAGTGGATCTCGAACAC